AGATCGGCCCCTCCCTGCGCTACGCCAAGGCCCAGGTCACCCGCCAGCCCCGCGGAGGCGGCCAGCCCGCGCAGCCTACCGCATTCGGCTCAGGCAACGTCCCCGCGCCCGCGCAGGACCCGTGGGGAACCGGGGGCGCTCCCACCGGTGAGCCCCCCTTCTAATCCCGGTGGCTGGCCCCGACACCGCGCTGGGGCCAGCCACCACCCCCAACCCAAACACCCCTAGGAGACACCATGAAAACCTTCATGCAGCGCGTAGGCCAAGCCGTCGGCCTCACCCTCGCCCTCACCGCGTGCTTCGCCGTCATCAGCATCATCATCTGGATCATCACCGCCACCTGGCGCGCAATCATCGGAGGCTGACCCGTGAACACGCTCACGCAATCCGGCCAAATTAAATGCGGCGACCACTACCTCAAAGCAAAAGTCACCTTCACAGAATACCGACGCGAGACGTATATAGACGGCCAGCCCATCACCCTAGCCGACCCCCCAGAAATCACCATCAAGTGCCTAACCTGCGGGCGAGAAACCACCACCAACTATTTCACCGTCGACACAAACATGATCGAAAGGATTTTCTCATGACCAACTGGCCCGACAAGACCCTCATCCGAATCGTCCGCGGAAGGGAGTACGATGAGCCGGTCAGTGACGTGCTGGCGGCCCGCTCCGGGGATGACGAGTACCTCCTGGCGACAGGCCCCCGCGCAGGGAACTCGATCCTCCACAAAGCCTTGTCCGATGACATCGACGAGTGGGAGGAGGTCACTGCCGTCCCCACCGCCGCGCTCAAGCGGCTTCAGGGCGCGTTCCGGGGCGTCGACGTGATCGAGTCCCTGGAGCCACCCCTCCTAGAAGTTCTCTCCTGCCTGCCCGCCGACAAGCCCAGCCCACTCGACCGGGCCGTCACCAGAGTCAAGGACGCCGACGGAAGGTTCCTGCACCCCAGCCACACGCCACACGAACGCCTCGCCATCCTCCTCGACGAGATCGCCTCCGTCCTCGATAAGCGCACCAGGAAGGACTCTCTGTACGTCGTGACCCGACTCTGCGTCGAATGGGCCAGCGACGTGCAGCCCGCCATGGACGCTCTGAAGCGAGCCGCGCAGATGGCTGAAGGCGAGGAGCAGGTGTGGCACCCCGAATCTGATGAGGAGCGCTATCGAGGCATGGCTATCTGCGCTGGCCAGGTGTCTGCCGGCATGGGCGACACGGACACTGGCCTACGGGAGGCCCTGTGCCTCACAGCCGGGCGAGCCCTCGCCTGGTCCGCCCAGATTATCGAGGAGGAGGACAAGTGAACTGGCTGGGAATACTCCAGTGGGTGGTGACTACTCTCCTGCCCCTGTGCCTGAGTGTCGCCCTCTGGCTCGCGCTCATCCAGATCAGGGGCCTCCGCGAGCGAGCTGAGACGGCGGAGAGGGCCGTCCAGCAGATCGCCGACGCCATCCGCTACGCCGCCAAGCGGGCCAACTCGACGAAGGAGGGCGGCCGTGATTGACCAGTACCCTGCGGCGATCATCCTCACGATCCGTGACGGGAAAATCATCTCCGGCTGCGAGCCGATCGCTGACCTCGCCGACGTCATCAACCCGGACCTCATCGACAACATGGTGGCACCACTGGATGAGTGGCGTGGGGAAATCCGCGTCCCCGTCGCTATGGGGCTCCTCGTATGAGCACAGAGGCCCGCTCCTGTCCCGTGACGGGGGAGCCGCTGCGGGGTGACCGGTTCGTGAGCGCTACGGCCTGCCAGCGGCTCGACGAGGCTGCGCAGGGCATCGTGGCGCTCATGGACGCCCTGGACGCCGCTAAGGCCGGGCTGCGGCGCGGCCAAGGCGGCGGGGCCAGCGTCACCCCATGCAGCCGCCCACCCGTGCGGCTCGGCATCATCCAGGCCGCGAGCGCCCACGAGAGGACCCTCCTCAAATGGGCGAAGTGGGTCACGCATGACCTCCTCGGGATCGCCACGCCGCAGACGTGGACGGAGGTCTCATGGGCGCTCAGGGGTGCGTCCGCTCACCCCGGCCGACCCGAGCTAGCCACCCTCATCCCCGAGGTCCTCGCCGCCATCCGGGCCATCACGGCCCTCGTGGACATCCCCGAGGACCACCGGTTCTACGGCAGGTGCCTCACCGACCTGGGGGACCGAGGCGTGTGCGACCAGCCCATCTACGCCGCACCAGGGGCGTCGTGGGCGCGCTGCCCGGCCTGTGACACCCAGTGGGAGCTCCAGCCGCTCCTCCAGTCCCACCTGGAGGCGGCCGCCGACTGGCTAGTCACCCCCGACGAAGGCGCCCGGTTGTTGACCCAGGCGGGCTACCCCACGCGGGCGGCCACCATCAGGCTATGGAAACATCGGGGACACCTCACCGACCGGGATGGCCGATACCACGTCGGCGACCTACTCGCCGCCGCCGCAAAACGAAAGGAAAAAGCCGCATGACACCCGAGCAGATCGCCACCCTCATGGAATACGCGCTGGAAGTCGACAGATCCATCACCGACACCCGAAGAATGGCCGTCAAAGCCGTCATCATGGGGCACCTCAGCGCCATCACAGGCCTAAGCTTCCTCCTCCCGAAGGATGAAGCCCCCCGCTTCCTGGACGAGTGCGTAGAGGTCCTCGAAAAAGCCAAGGCCCACATCGGAGACACGAAATGAGCGACGTCGAGATCGTGCACCCATGGGCTGAAGCGCCTTGGGTGGCCGTGAGCGCAGAGGAGCAGGCCAGGCGCGACGCCGAGGACGCCGAGTGGGACCGCCTAGCGGGCGCGATCGCCCGCGTAGCCATCGCCTTCAACCGCCCCGGCAGGCTACCATCCGAGGCCATCCCCTTCAGTCCCGGATACGCCACCATGAGGCTCCCGGACCACCCGAGAGAGGAAGGCCCACTACTGGTCCTCCGAACATAACGAAGGCGCCCCACCGGTTTGGTGGGGCGCCTCCCGTGTTCGGTCAGCGGGCGTGGCGCTCAACGATCCCCCAGAACTGGTCGTCATCGATGTCGGAGTCCTGGCAGTAGAAGACACCCCCGCCCTCAGTGACGAACATGGTGATGGTCTCGTCGGCGATACCTTCTACGTCGAAGGCATCATCGACCGGGCCGGTGACGTCCTCGCTCGGGCGCAGCACGTCGCGAATCTCGCGCTCAATGGCTTCGTTGCGCGTGGCGTACAGGGTCATGACTGGTCTCCTTGGGGTGTTGGATGGGTCGTGCCCGGCGGGGGCTCGACTCCCCCGCCAGGCGGGTCGGTCAGATGGCGGTCTCGGGGTCGTAGCCGAGGAGGGCGGCGATGGCGGCGCGGAGGTCAGCGTCGGTGGGGTCATCGTCCGGCCCGGCGGCCACGTGGCCGTTGATGATGAGGCCGAGGTCGCGGCTCTCCTGGACGTACTGGCCGCGGGGGCCGACGGCGATCGCGCCGTCCATGAGGTCGGTGACCTTGATCTGGCCAGCGATGGCGAGGTCGGTGCGCTTGATGGTGTTGAAGGCCTTGCGGATGATCATTTTGGGGTTCCTTTCTTCGTTCCCGATGACTCTAGTGTATGCCCACATACTGAATGTGGTCAACCTGTCAGGATGTGCGCTGCCACACACCCAGCCAGCGATCCACCGTCTGCCGAGTCACCCCCGCAGCCAGCGCCGCCGCCCGCTTCGACATCCCAGCCCGAACCGCAGCCACCACCACAGCCCGACGCTCAGCCTCCACAGCCTCCAGAGCCTCACGCACCGCCTCCACCTCACAGCGCAGACGATCCAGCTCCAGCAAACTCGGCCGCCCCTCGGCACTCATGACGACCGCTCCGTGCTCACCAGGACCGTGTGCCGCCAGGCGTCACAGATACCCAGCATCGTGAAAGAATTTCCCTGCACGTGCGAGTGATAAGCGCTACGCCCCTCCTCTGCATCCGTGACCCGCTCCGTCTGCGCCAGCAGCAGCCAGGACCCGACCACGCCGCCATCCCCCTCGACGGCCACATGCGCCATCACAGCCTCCTCCAACGCGCGCTCAGTCTCAGCACTCATCATTACTCCTTCTAGGTCAGGCCCGGCCCCCACGATGAGGGCCGGGCGGTTTTCATTTCAGGCCAGCGCCAAATGCTGGTGCGGGCTGTAGGCCCACGAGTCGTCCAGCTCAGCCCACGGAGTCACGGCCACCTCAGCCCAGACCCGCGCGTCACCCAGCAGGGCCGGACACTGCTCGATATCCCGACCCCAAATCTCAGGGCGCTGGAACCACTCCAGCACATCCTCCGCCGTCGTCTCCTCCGTCAGCCGCAGGAAGCGGCCGCTCAGGGTGTCCGTAATCTCGACCGGTCGGGCAGCTGGGTGAACCATCGTGCTCATGGGGGTTTCCTTTCTGGGGTGCCCGCCCCGAAAGGGGCGGGCGATAGGGGTGTTCAGTTGGTGTTGGCGATGGCCCGGGTGATCATCCGCTCCACCGTGTCGGGGAGGCCGAGGAGGCCGCACTCCTCGCGGGCCAGAGCGCAGTTCACGCGGTACATCGCGCCCGGGATGGGGTGGATCGTGGCGAGGCCGCCATTCCAACGGACCTCAACCGCTTCACCGCGGCCGCCGGGGTTGGACTGGACAGTGACCGCGTCCTGTCCAAAGAACCGGGCGAGGTAGCTAGCGGCTGCGCTGGTGGGGGTCATTTCGGATTTCCTTTCTGTCCGTTCCGATGACTCTAGTGTATGCCCACATACTGAATGTGGTCAAGAGGGGGAGCGGAGAGGCCCGCATCACACCGCTCAGATGCGCTCCGCGGCGATCTCGCGCAGCGCCTCACAGTCGAGGCCCTGCTCGTAGTGAGCATCCACCAGGTCGCCGACCAGCTCGAAGAACTCCTCGTCATCCTCGACCACCTCAGCGGACGTCGGGAGGACCAGGACCTCACCGTCCTCCTCATCGCAGGGGGTGTCCTCGGACGCCGGGCCGGTGATGCGGACCAGGACCGGGGCGGGAGCCTCGATCGCGTAGCAGGCGATGTAGGCGGCCAGGTCAGCGAGGGTGGCGCAGCCGCTCACGCCGTGGCGGACCATCTCGTCGTCCTGATCCATGGGGAAGGAGTGCTGCTGCTCGGGGTCGAGGAGGTCGCTCAGGTCCCGGCTGGCGGACTGGATGCGGTAGGCGGTGATCTCTGTGGTGCTCATGGCTATAGTGTATGTCGGCATACCAATTGGATGCAACCCCAGGGGGTGCACGCAAAGCAGTGGGGTAGACCACAAACATGGGGTGCGGGACTACAGTGCGGGGGCACCTGTCACAGACATCCACCCCTCTCGCGGCAAGGGCACCCCCATCAAACAGGGGGCGGGGGTATCGATAGGCGGGGGAGGGGATGTCAGAGATAGGGGGGTGGCAGCAGAGACAGGGGGCGCCCCCATCAACAACCGCCCCACCCATCGATATCCAACCGTGACACGCTAGGCAGGATTGCCACTTGCACACTGCGACTGAAACGCGCATCATACGAACATAGGCAAAGTGTCAGAGCCCGGCCGTCCACGAGACTGCTGGGCTCCACTGTTGCCACCCTTCTGGGGAGAAGGGAATGGGGAGAAGCGACGGCGTCGCCTCACGCACAGCAGCGCGAGGCGACGCCGTGCGCACACGCGTGAGGAGGACACGATGGCCACCTCACGCACCGGCACAGCACGCTGGCTCAGGAACTCTTCAGCAGCCAAGCGCTCAGCGCGCGCGGCAGGACTAGAGCACTGTCCCATCTGCCACGTCCGCCTCACCTGGGACGCTGGCCTACTGCCCAGTAGCCCAGAGGCCGACCACATCGTGCCTCACAGTCGAGGCGGAAACGACTCATTAGACAATATTCAAATCATCTGCCGAAAATGCAACCAACGCAAAGGAAACGGCAGAAAACCACGGACGCCGAAACGCAAACGTTACCAGGCGGCCCAAATCCGAGAGACCGCAGACCCAGAAACATGGTAGGGTAGGGACGGAAACACCGGGACAGGGGGGCAATACCCTCCCGTCCCCCGTTCTCGCCCCCCCGTGGGTATAGCGGCATCTCTCCCCACCATTTTTTCCCAAGGGGGTGCTTATGAGTGCCGCGAGGAAACTCCGCGCCGTGAAGGATGGCGAGACGGCCCCTCAGGCCCCTGGGAGCGTCCTGGACGCGACGGAGCACGGGGACAGTAGGGACGTGATGGCTGCGATGCGTAAGCGTCTCGCAGCGTCCATCGACGACCCGAGCACCCCGGCCCGCGACCTAGCTGCCCTGTCCCGTCGCCTGCTCGAGGTGGACAAGACCATCCGGGAGATTGACCTGGCTCGCGAGGAGCGTGAGCGGCAGACGGTGACGGAGGCGACGGAGGATGAGGATGGGCTCGGGGACATCTGAGCCCCGCCTGTCTGACATCGCGAAGCACCTGATCCTGCCTGAGGGGATCACCTCTACGGGGTGGCCGCGCGTACGTGATCGGGCGAAGCTTTTCGGGTTGGGTTTCGACCGCTGGCAGGATGGGCTGGGCCGCGGGATTCTAGCGAAGCGGGATAGTGGCCTCTATGCGGCCGGGATCGACGGCGTGCAGGTGTCGATGCCCCGTCAGGTGGGCAAGACCTATACCTTCGGGGCGATCATCTTTGCCTTGTGCACCCTCCAGGAGGACCTTTTCGTCCTGTGGACGGCGCACCGCACGAGGACGGCGGATGAGACGTTCGCGGCGATGCAGGGCCTCGCCCTGAAACCCGAGATCGCCCCATACATCGACGGGCGGCCTCGTCAGGCGAACGGCCAGCAGCAGATCAAGTTCACCAACGGCTCCCGCATCCTGTTCGGCGCTCGCGAGGGAGGTTTCGGCCGTGGTTTCGCTGGCGTCGACATCATTGTTTTCGATGAGGCGCAGATTCTCGGCCAGCGGGCGCTGGACGACATGGTACCCGCGGTCAACACGGCCCCGAACCCGCTGATTTTGCGCCTGGGCACGCCGCCGAGGCCGACGGACCCGTCTGAGGCGTTCAGTGGCTTCCGCAAGGCCGCGCTCGCGGGCGAACTGTCCGATGGCCTGTATGTCGAGGTCGGCGCGGATGACGACGCCGACCCGGACGACAGGCGGCAGTGGCGTAAGGCGAACCCGTCGTTCCCGCACAGGACGCCGGAGTCGGCGATCCTGAGGATGAAGCGGCAGCTGGGTCCTGAGAGTTTCCGGCGTGAGGGTCTGGGTATCTGGGACCCGGAGGTCGCGTCTCAGGCGATTGGCCGTGAGGCGTGGAACGCGCTGACGGTGGACGACGCCCCGAGCGGGCTGCGCTGGTGCGCAGCTGTTCGCTTCTCGGTGGATGGCTCCACGGTCGCCCTGGCCCGCGCTGGCCGCAAGCCCGAGCGTAAGAGTGAGGCGGTCTACGGCCAACTGTGCACCTCTCAGGGGGTGCGGAACCTGGGTGAGGGCGTCCACTGGGTCGTCGACTACCTGCTAGAGCACCGGGATCGGTGGGCGCAGATCGTCGTCGACGGCAAGAGTGGAGCGGGCGACCTAGTCGACAGACTCAGGGCCGCGGGATTCAGCCCGCGAGTGATCTGGACGCCGACCACGGATCAGGTCATCAGCGCGCACGCGATGATGGACGCCGCGATCCGGGACCGGTCCCTATCGCACCCGGACGACGCCGAGCTAGAGGCTGAGGCCGCCGTGATCTCCCGCCGGAAGATCGGCGCGGGCGGAGGTTTCGGTTGGACAGCCCCGGAGGGGATGACGTCGGCCGGGATGGACGCACTGACACTGGCCCACTGGGCCACGAAAACAACCAAGAGACGGCCGCGAGAACTCGACGACGGCGGGCGACCGAGAGGAGCCAGAATCCTATGATCCAGGCACCAATCAGTGTCGCCGGACTCACCGACGACGAGCAGGCCACGCTCAACCGGCTCTACAAGCGGTGGGCCGCCAAGTTCGACAAGAACACCCTCCTGGACGTCTACTACGACGGCCACAAGGCGTTCAAGGACCTGGGCATCTCGATCCCGCCGCAAATGCAGAACACTCACGCCGCGCTCGGCTGGCCAGCCAAGGCGGTGCAGGCGCTCGCCCGGAAGCACGTCTGGGAGGGGTTCTCCCTGGATGGCTCACCGGACCCGTTCGAGCTCGGCGAGGTCCTGGCCCGTAATGATTTCGACGTCGAGTTGCCGCAGGTGTTCAACGCCGCGTACCGGCATGGGGTGGCGTTCCTGACGGTGGAGCCTGGCGTGGATGCGGGGGACCCGCCAGTGGTGATCCAGGCGCGCGACGCTAAGTGGGCATCGGCATTGTGGGATATGCGTCGTCGGCAGATCAGTGCCGCTATCGCGGTCACAGAGATGTCGAAGGATGCGCCGGAGGGTCTGGAGTCGCCGTCGGAGATGGTGATGTGGACGCATGACGCTATTGTCGTGATGCGCCGTTCGGATGGGCGTTGGTCGGCGGAGCGCCTTCCGAATCGGACGGGCCGGGTTCTGGTGGAGAAGATCGCCTATGACCCGCAGATCGGCCGCCCGTTCGGGCATTCTCGGATCACTCGGGAGGTCCGCTACCTGACGGATGCGGCCCTGCGGACGCTGGTGCGCGCCGAGACGGGGGCGGAGTTCTTCTCTTCCCCGCAGCGGTATGTCCTTGGGGCGTCCGAGTCGGCGTTTGAGGGTCAGTCCCGGTGGACGGCTATCAGTGGCCGGATCACGGTCCTGGACCTGAACGACGAGGGCGATAAGCCTGACGTCGGCCAGTTCCCGCAGATGAGCATGGAACCGCACCTGGCGATGTATCGGCAGCTGGCTCAGAACTTCTGTGCGGCGACGAATCTGCCGCAGTCGCAGGTCGGCCTGTTTGCGGATAACCCGGCGTCGGCTGAGGCGATGCAGGCGGCTGAGGCGGCTCTCTCGGATGAGGCTGAGCATCAGTGGAAGATCGTATCTTCGGCGTTGCGGAGGACGGCCCAGAATGCGCTCATGGTGCGTGATGGTCTGACGGAGCCACCGGCTGAATCGTGGGATTTGCATCCGACGTGGACGCCAGCCCGGTACGTCAGTCCGCAGGCGGCGGCGGATACGGCGGTGAAGATCGTTGGGGCGTTCCCGGCGTTGGCTGACTCTGCTGTGGCGATGCGTCTGGCTGGCCTGACTCAGGAGCAGATCATGGAGGTTCGTTCCGAGCAGCGGCGCACTGAGTCTGGCGCTGTCCTGGATCGTCTGCTGGCCGCCGCGCCAACCCCGGACCCGGCCGCGTCTGCGCCGCAGGAGCCCACGGAGCCTACTGGGGTGACCACTGGTGACGACGCGGGCTGACCTAGAACGGCTGTCCCGCGGCCTGGATGAGGCTGCGAGGCGCGCCGTCGATGACCTTGACCGGTTCATGGCCCGCCTGGATTGGTCTCAGCCGGAGATGGCGCGCGATGCGTTGGCCGAGGTGATGCAGGGGCTCTCCTCCCGTTATGGGGACCTGGCTGCCACTGAGGCGGCCGAGTGGTTCGAGGCGGTGCGCGAGGGCGCTGTGGGTGGCCCGATGACCGGGGTGCTGGCCGACGGTGCGAGCGCCATCCAGATCGAGCGAGCGACACGGTGGGCAGTCGGCCCGGCATTCCAAGGAGACACGGCCGTGACGGCAGATCGCCTGCGAGCGACCTTGGCCCGGTTCATCCTCACCCAAGGTAAGGAGACGGTGAGCCGGAATGTCGCCCGAGACCCGCTCAAACCCCGCTTCGCTCGCGTCCCTCCTGCTGGGGGATGCTGCGCCTGGTGCCTCATGCTCGCTAGCCGCGGCTTCATCTACGGGAGCCTGAAAGCGGCAGGTGGCGACGGGCACCGCTACCACGATCACTGTCGGTGCCTGATCGCCCCCCTGTGGAAGGGGCAGTCCGAGCGAATCGACGGCTACCACCCGAAGCGCTACGAGGCCCTGTACAAGGAGGCCCGAGCTAAGGTCAAGGCCGACGGCGACCCGCTAGACGCCAGCACAATCGCGGCGAAGATGCGCCGCCTCGCACCCGAGACCGTCACCGACGGGGCAACCCCCGCGGAATGACCTAGCCGCACCGGCCTGCACAGGACGGCCCGGCACCCAACCGAACACCAACACCTAGCAGCGCTCCGCTCGCCCCGCACGGGACGGCCGGGGCGCTGCCCGTTTCCCGGAAAGGGGACGAACTGATGCCCGAGCCCACAACCACCGAGACCCCCGCCGACGACGCCACCACGGGCACCGACTGGAAAGCCGAAGCCCGCAAGTGGGAGGCCAGAGCCCGCGCCAACCACGCCGCCGTCGACGAGCTCGCAGCCCTGAAGAAGACCAGCGCCGAAGAGGCCGAGGCGCACGCCAAGGCCCTCAAAGACGCGCAGGACCGTATCGCCGGATACGAGCACCGCGACCAGGTTCACGGCTGGAAGCAGGCGGCCGCGAAGGCCGCCGGGGTCCCCCTCGATGCCCTACGAGGCGACACCGAGGAGGAGATCACCGCTCACGCCGAAGTCCTCAAAGGACTCATGGGCAGCGCCCCCGTCGCAGGGGGAACAGGCATCAGCGGTAAGGCCCCCGAAACGGCCACCCCTAGCGCCGCAATCCAGGCCGTCCGAGGCCTGTTCGGCACCAACCAGTAACGAAAGGGAAACACGAACATGGCAACCGTGTTCACCACGCAGGACTCCAAGGTCCTCATGCCCCGCGAGATCGCTGACGGGATGATCGTCAAGGCCCGTAGCCTCTCCACCATCGCCCAGCTCTCCGCCCGCGAGCCTATGCGCTTCGGCGAGGTCGACTACATCACCTTCAACGACTTCCCGAAGGCCGAGTTCGTCGAGGAGGGTGGCGAGAAGGGAGCCACCAAGGGAACCTTCGGCGCTGTCACCGCCAAGCCCCACAAGGCCCAGGTGACCATGCGCTTCTCCGAGGAGGTGCAGTGGGCCAGCGAGGACTACCAGCTGGACGTCATCGACCAGCTCGCGGCCGCTGGTCAGGTGTCCCTGTCTCGCGCCCTTGACCTGGGCATGTACCACCGGATCAACCCGCTCACCGGGAACGTCATCTCCGGCTGGGAGAACTACATCACGAAGACCACGAAGACGGTGGAGCACGACACGGCTGGCACCGCCGACCTGGACGACGAGTTCTCTACCGCCGTCGGCCTCCTGGTCAACGCGGCCGACGCCGTTCAGGTGACGGGCGCAGCCTTCGACCCGAAGTTCTCCTGGGCACTGTCTCAGCTGAAGCGCAAGGACGGCTCCGGCGCGACCAGCGACCAGCGCTACCCGCAGCTTGGGTTCGGCACGAACGTCACGGATTTCCGCGGTATCCCGGTCGCCCAGGGCAACACCGTCTCCGGTCTGCCCGAGGCTGCGGACACGAAGGTCCGCGCGATCATCGGCGACTTCCGTGACGGTATCCGCTGGGGTGTCCAGCGTGAACTTCCTATCGAGCTGATCCGCTTCGGTGATCCGGACGGCCAGGGTGACCTGAAGCGCCACAACCAGATCGCTCTGCGCCTGGAGATCGTGTACGGCTGGTACGCGTTCGCCGACAAGTTCGCGCTCATCAAGGACAAGGCCTGAGAATGGTCCGGCTTACTCACTGTGAGACTGGCGTGGTCGTCGTGGTCGATGAGGTCACGGCAGACACGCTCGGGCCGGGGTGGGTGCTGCCTGAGGAGGTGCCCGCCGACCCTGAGGAGACTGCGGGGGAGGCGGGCTCCTCTGCGCCACCGGAGAAGGGGCGGGGTAAGGGCGCCCACGCGAAGTCTGATGGCTGACGTCTTCGCCACGGTCGACGACCTGGAAGCACGATGGCGTGGCCTGAGCGAGCAGGAGCACAGGCGGGCCGCGGTCCTCCTGGAGGACGCGACGGACCTCATCAAGTCGTCCGCCCCGAGGTGGCAGCACGCGTCTCTGGGGACGCTGAGGCGGGTCTGCTGTGCGGTCGTGAAGCGCGCGCTTCAGGCCGAGCAGGGGGCGGCTGACGGGCTCCCCGAGCCCAGGGGCCTCGTGTCTGGGGAACTCCATACTACTGGACCGTTCACGGACCAGTTTACCTACTCGAATCCCGAGGGCGACCTTTTCCTGCGGGCGGCTGAACTGAAGCAACTGGGGGGCCACCGCAGCGCGGCGTTCGAGGTGGACCTGCTGGCTCCGGCGGTGGCCCCGTGATCGCCGCCGGGCTGGTCTCCGTGACGAGACTCAGGGCGGGCGACGGCGGCACAGATCAGTACGGTGAGGCTGTCCCCGGACCGGTCTTGGAGAGTGCTCTGCCGCCTGCCCTGCTTAACCCCGGCGGCACGAGCGAGCCGGTCTCAGCGGGCTCTCTCCCGGTCGTCAGCCAGCCCACCCTGTACTGGCGCGGCAAGCACCCGGATATCCGCTCATCGGACCTCCTGCGCATCGCAGGCGTCACGTACCGCGTCGAGGGCGCCCCGGCGCGCTGGCCCAAGGGGACCGTGGTCACGCTCCACGCCGCCACCGACCCGAAAACGACGGGAGGCACCTGATGAGCGTCGTGAGATTCAAGCTCGACCGCAAGGGCATCCAGGCGCTCGTGTCCTCCGATGAGGCCCAGGGCGTCGTCACTGAGGCCGCCGAGGAACTGCGCGCCCGCGCGGGGGACGGGTTCAAGGTGCACTCCTCCAACCGGGGGAAGCGCGCCCGCGCTTACGTCCACGCTGGCACGCGGGAGGCGGGCATGGAGCAGATCAAGCACCACACGCTGGAGCGGGTGCTGGGCAGTGTCGGGGGAGGTGACGGCTGATGGCTGGCGCATCTCGGGATACGAAGGCGCTGGTGATGGCGGCTCTGAAGGGGGCGCTGCCTGACGTGCAGGTGGTGTCCACCGTCCCCTATGCGAATGGCGACCCACCTGACCCTCTGGTCCTGGTGATCGCTACGGGCGGCCAGGGCCAGCACCAGCGGGTCCTCTCCACCGGTCAGGTCACCATCGATTCTTTCGCTCCCACTACGGGCCAGGCAATGCGCCTGGCCCTTCGCGTTGACGCGGCAATTAATGCGCTCACGGCGGGCCATGCATTTCCGGTCACTCGGGTGACTGGAAATGCGCCCGCTGAGTCGCCCGACCCGACTATCACGGCCGCCCGCGCTACGGCCACCTACCAGATCACTACACGGAACCAACCGTAAGGAGAAAGCAAGATGGCGACAAATGCCGACAATGTCTTGGGCTTTGGGTCGGACGACGACAGTCTTTTCCTGGGCGCCTATGACCCCCAGCTGGCCACCAAGATTCAGGGCCTCACGACCCAGATTCCCGCAGCACTGAAGGACTGCGGCTGGCTTTCCGACGACGGCGTCAAGTTGACGATGGACGACTCGGTCACGAAAATCAAAGGGCACCAAGGCCATGGTGTCGTGCGAACCTTCATGGATTCGTCTGAAACAGGGCTGGAGGCGGCTCTCCTGGAGTCGCAGCTGGATATCGTGACACGTTTCCTGAACGCGACCGCGGAGAAGATTCAGGAGCAGATCGGTGCCGGACCGCAGAAGACCGACGTCGTGAAGATGACGGCGAAGGCGCAGCGCACGGTGACCGTGCTCAGCGGCGTCCTCGAAGTCTTCGACACCGCCTCCACTGGGGACACCCGTACCCGCATGCGAATTGTTTTCCCGCGCCTCGAGCTCGGTGAGCGCGGGGAGGTTCCATTCAAGGTGGGCGAGCTGACGGCTTGGTCCTACAAGCTTTCAGTTCTGGGTGACTACATCATCTACTCCAACGCGAAGTCGCTGATCCCGGCCTGACGGCCGCTCTAGCCCCCTGCCCCGGCGCGGCGTGGTCGGTCCCTGCGCCGGGGTGGGGTCACCACTATCTGGACCGCCACCACCTGAAAGGGACCGACAAATGACTAGCAAGAAGACCAGCAAGACAGCGGAGCGCGCTAAGGAGATTGGGGCTAAGACGCCGTCCGATTTCCAGGAGGCTGAGGCCAAGGGGGGCGTCGTGGAGGTGACTGTCGACGGCCTGACTATCGAGGTCGACCCCGCGGCTTTCCAGTCCGACTGGGAGGTGATTGAGGCGCTGGCTGCTATGGAGGACGGGAGTGCCTCTCCGGCGGCGATGATGCGTGTGACGCGTGCTCTCCTGGGCGACGCCTACGATACCGTGAAAAACCACGTCCGCGGCGACGACGGGAAGGTGTCTGCCGACGCGATGGGCGAATTCCTGGGGAAGGTTTTCAAGGTCCTGAACCTGGGAAACTGACGGCCCTCCCCGGGCTCCTGCGGGAGCATGGGGAGGAGATCGAGGCCGACCTACTCCGTGAGTATGGGGTCGACCTCCTGGACCTGTGGCGCGGCCGCCTGACCCCTAGGCGGCTGCTGGTCCTCATCCGGGGGCTCCCGCCCGGCAGCGCCCTGGGTAGGGCTATGGGCGGGGACGTCGCCCTCTCCGACGAGGTCACGGCGACACGCATGGCCGCCTGGCAAATCTGCTGCTACATCGCCAGCGCCGTCGGAGCGAAAAAGAGCGACCTGCCGAAACCCCCGCAGCCGCCCGAACCGGGCTGGCAGCAGAAAGCCCGGGAGGCGCAGGAGCGGCAGGCCGCCAAGGCGCGCCGCTGGCTCGCCAGGCACCCAGAACTGGCCGCACAGGCCAACGCATAACCAACACGAGGGAGGCCCCACAGCGGCGTGCTGTGGGGCCTCCCGGCATATCGAGAGGGGCCTGGATTGGCTGACAGCAAGCCCGGTGGACGCACAATTGGCACCGCCTGGATTCAGGTAGCCCTCTCCACCAAAGCAATCACCCAGCAGCTCAAAGACGCCCTAGGGGATGTCGACACCAAGCCGGTCGAGCGGAAAATCACGAGCGGCCTGGGCGGGGCTTTCCAGAAGGTCGGGAAGATTGCCGCTGGGGCGCTCGCCGTCACCGGTGCTGTCGGCCTGGCGGCCAGTTTCTCGGATGTCGCAAAACAGGCGATAGACGCCAGCGACGCCACCAACAAATTCAAGAATACGCTGGGATTCGCGGGGAAATCCGCGGCCGATATTGATAGGCTCACGAAGTCCACGAAGGATTATGCGGATAAGACCGTATACGGCCTATCGGATATCCAGTCGATCACCGCGCAGCTGGCGTCGAATAACGTCGCCGGATATGACAAGCTGGCTGAGGCTGCCGGTAACCTCAATGCGGTTGCTGGCGGTAATGCGGAAACTTTCAAGTCCGTCGGCATGGTGCTCACCCAGACCGCCGGGCAGGGCAAACTCACAACCGAAAACTTTAACCAGCTCGCTGACGCCGTCCCGGGCGCGTCCGGGAAACTTCAGCAGGCCCTTCTCGAGGCCGGAGCCTACACGGGCAATTTCCGTGAGGCGATGGAGAAGGGCGAGATCACCGCCGAGGAATTCAATGCCGCGGTGATGGACCTCGGCATGACCGACGTCGCCAAGGAAGCGGCGACGTCGACGGCGACGATTGAGGGCGCGTGGGGTAACCTCGAGGCCGCCCTCGTCTCTGGTGCGATGGGTATCGTCGACCAGATCAAGCCTGCCCTGACCGATTTCATGGGGAATGTCGCCGCCGGGGCCGAGAAGGCTTTCGGGTGGATTAACGACAATCTCATCCCTGGTATTCAGGGCGTGTGGGATATCCTCGCTAAAGGCCAATTCGACGGCTCCTCTAAACTCTTCGGTCTCGAAGAGGATTCCGGGATTGTCGATTTCCTTTTCAAGATTGGGGAGTCCGCCCGGGCTGCCGGGGACTGGATTACCGGCACGCTGATCCCTGGAATCCAGGGCGTCGCCAGCATTCTTTTCCAGGGCGACTATCAGGGGCCTAGCACCCTGTTCGGCCTTGAAGAGGATAGCGGCCTAGTCGATTTCCTTTTCAGTGTCCGCGATGCCGCTATCCAGGCTGGCACCTGGATCAATGACACGCTAATCCCGTCGATCCAGGGGATCACGGAAATCATCTTCACCGGGGAGACGGATAAACCGCTTTTCGGGCTCGATCCAGATTCCCCGCTGACCGGTTTCCTTGAGGGGCTGCGTGACGCCATCGTCAAGGTTGGTGACGCGCTCCTGACAGCGACCGCCTGGGGCATCGAGCACAAGGGAATGCTGTCGACACTGGCCGTCACCGTCGGCACCGCAGCCACCGCTTTCTATGGCCTCCACAAGGCCACGACAACAATCGACGCGATCAAGCAGGCTGGCAGTGTCCTGAAATGGGTGACCAGCCTCAAGTCAATGGAAGGCGCTGTGGCGGCCGCGAAGAATGCCCAGGCGGCTTTCAACGTGGTTGCGAACGCCAACCCGTATATTCTCATCGTGACGGCGATTCTCGCTGTGGTGGCCGCCCTGACGTGGTTTTTCACGCAGACCGAGATGGGCAAGCAGGCGTGGGCGTCGATTACGGCCGCGTTCCAGTCTTTCCTGGATTGGATTGCCCCATACTGGAATGCGACGCTGACGGTTCTGGGGGACGTCTGGAATCAGATTTGGTCCGCGGTGAGCGGTTTCTTCACCTCCTACGTGGTCCCCGCTATCACGGGCGCTGTGAGCATCCTGGGCGGCCTCTGGAGCGGCCTGGTATGGATCGTGACCAGCGTATGGTCCGGAATCCAGGCCGCGGTCCAGACGGTCGCGGACTGGTTTACGTCCTATGTCGTCCCGGCTTTCGAGGCCGTGTGGACCGGCATCAAAATCGGCATCTGGGCGCTGTCAATTCCGTTCATCATAGTGTGGGCGCTTATCCGCGCGGCCGTGCTGCTCGTGGTGGACTGGTTTATGGCCTATGTGGCCCCTGTCCTGTCGACTGTGTGGTCCGGTATCGTCGCCGGGGCGCAGTGGCTATGGACCGGGGTGCAGACGGTCTGGGACGGCCTGAAATCCGCCGTCGCCGTCGTCGTCGACTGGTTCAACGCCTATGTGGCCCCGATCCTGTCTGCGGTCTGGATTGGAATCCAGGTTGGGGCCCAATTCCTTTGGGCTGGGCTTGTCGCGGTCTGGAACGGGATTCAGTCGTCGGTCCGGACGGTCGCGGATTTCTTCACAGCCTATGTGCAGCCAGTCATTTCGGCCGTGTGGACCGGAATCCAGGTCGGCGCACAATTCCTCTGGAATGGCATCGTCACTATCTGGAACGGCATCCAGTCGGCCATCCAAACAGTGATCGGCTGGTTCCAGACCTATGTGCAGCCCGTCATCACAGCCGTATGGGACGGGATCAAGGCGGGTGCCGACCTTCTGTGGAGCGGCCTGCAAACGGTTTGGAATGGCATCAAGGACACCATCAATACGGTGGCGTCCTGGTTCCGGGATACGCTCAAACCTATTTTCGACACGGTCACGACGAATATCAAAACCGCGTTCGACAATATGAAGAGCGGCATCCAAACCGTTTGGGACGGGGTTAAATCCGTAGCTGCGAAGCCGATCAATTTCTTGATTAACACCGTCTACAAAGACGGTATCAAGAAAACGGCTGACAGCATTGCGGAAAAGCTCGGCCTGTCCCTGCGCCTACCGGATGTCAGTCCGATCCCCGGCTACGCCAGTGGTGGCGTCCTCCCCGGCTATAGCCCGGGGCGGGACATCTACCATTTCTACAGCCCCGACGGCGGGGGAGCTATCGCCCTGTCTGGTGGTGAGGCGATCATGCGGCCCGAGTGGGTGCGCGCGGTCGGCGGCCCCGCAGCGGTCAACCGGATGAACGCGGCCGCCCGCGGCGGCGCGGGAGACCGGGTACCCGGCGGGGACCGGGGCGTCGGGTTCGCGGCATTTGCCGACGGCGGTATCTGGGAAAAGCTCAAGAGTACCGTCGGCGCGGGCGTTCAGACTGCCAGCAATTGGATTGCCACGGCGGCGGACGCGGTTTCATCGATCATTTCCGACCCGCTCGGGGCGGTCGAGAATCTGCTGCGCATTCCGATGAATGCGGCCCTCAAGGGTATTCCCGGGTCGGCATTCTTCAAGGACATGGCGATGGCCCTGCCCGGGAAATGGGTCGACGGTTTCGGGGAGTGGCTGAAATCCAATACCGCGGCGATGCCCGTTACCGGGTCTGCCACGGATATCGTAAATGCGGCGCGCATGGCGATTGGTGTCCCCTACGTGTGGGGAGGCAGCTCGATCCCGCCAGGCCTGGACTGCTCTGGTCTCGTGTACTGGGCGGCCCATCAGATGGGGTCGAGTATCCCGCGTCTGACGGCGGCTGGGTATCAGTCTGGGGCTACTCCGGGCGGGTCGATCAATGCGCCGGGGACGCTACTGTTTTGGGGGCACCCGGCTTATCACATCGCTATCGCATCCGGCAATGGGATGATGGTTGAGGCCCCGCGCCCGGGGCTTTCTGTTCGCGAGACCGGCATTTGGGGTGCGCCGTCGACGGGCCTCTACAAATTCGATTCCGGCGGCCTTCTCCAGCCCGGCCTGACAACTGTGCTGAATGCTACAGGTAAGCCTGAGCCGGTTTTCACGGGCGGCCAGTGGGACAAGATCGACGACCTCCTATCCAAGGGTAATGCCGGCGTGCCGGAGGTGCTTGAAGTGCGGGACGTCGACGGCGTCCTGATCGGCCGCATGCAGGTGGAGGCCGGGCGCGCGGTCGACCGCGTCGCGTCGGACCTGTCCGGCCGTCGCATCCGCTAACCGGGCGGGGATCGCCACACCAGCGATCCCCGCCCCCTATTCCGAGAGGCGACTATGGGCTACACCAAAATCCGGACCAACCTCTGCGAAAACGGTTCCTTCACCAAGGACTTACACTGGTGGTGGGGATGGAAATCAGAGTTATCCGTCGAGAACGGGCGCCTGAAAATCAAGGCCCTTGACGCCAAGGGCTACGACAAGATGGCCGCTAGTGAGAAAATCAACCTTGGCGGACCTGCTGCGTCGGAGCAGAAATGGGTGTCGGTCGCCGCGGATTTCGACACGTCCCCAATGGGAGCGACCCTGCAAGATGTTGCTATGCTCGCGATCCGTTTTTACACCGCGGGTGGGCGGACGGTCCGATACGCAAACATGCTGGGGAAAGTCACACCCGTCGACAGGGCCGGGCTAATCCTGTCTATTCCCGGCGACGCCACCGCCTTCGACATTTACGTCGGTGTCAAGTCCCCCGGCAACCCGGTTGGCACGATTTATGCCGACAACATACTCTGTTCCATGGGGGCGACGCGCGAAGACGTCGCCGACCTATCATATTTCGACGGCGACACCCCCACCCAAGAGGAGGGGCATTCCGGCGTAGGATGGACCTACGAATGGACCGGCGAGAAATACAAATCCCAATCTAGGGGGATTTATGGAGTCCTACCCGGCAAAGATATTGCCATCGAGGATATCAGCGCCCAGGAGGGACACCCGGCTGTTTCTCTGGCTGTCCACGGCGACGGCGCGGGCTATTCGGTAACCAGGACCGTTCGCGGTTTTACGACATTGATTCGCGGTGGTGCAAACGTCCGCATCTCCAATCTTGGTTACGTCGAGGATCATGAAATCCCGATTGGCGTCGAGGTCACCTACACGCTGACTAATGAAATTGCGGAACAGTCTTTTTCCTCGACAATCCGCCTGGACTCGCCGTCGGCGTGGCTGTCCGACCCCCTCGACTGGACATCCGCGATCGAGCTGGACATGGGCGACCAGCACCGTGAGGACATCCCCCTACTGACGGCAGGCTCCCTGTCTGGCCACAAGTGGGGCGTCGGCGGGAAAACCATCCTGCCCCTGGGGGCGAGGCTGCCGGTCCAGCTCGGGGCCGCCAGGAGCGCCCCTGAGTCCCTGAAAGCGATCATCACGACCTGGAACCAGGCGCAGGCTGACCGGGTCGCGGCCCTGGTGGAGCAAGCGGGCGTTCTCCTCTTGCGCGTCCCTTACGACCCGCAGCGGGCGACCCTGTGGGGCGGGTACCTGCCCGCCGACGTAGGCGTGGAATGGGTGGCCGAGGGCATCACGCGCTGGGACCTGTCCGGGGGCGTGGTCGCGCCCCCGTCGCTGCCGGTCCTGGTCGTCAGAGCGACCTACGACCGCACCAAGGAACTCGCGAACGGGGCGACCTACAACGCCGTCAAATCGCGGCTGGGGACCAAGACCTACGCGGACATCAAGCGCCGTCCGCTCCAGATTGGAGGCTGACCATGCTCCCGATGACTGACGCCGCGAGGCAGTCGATCACCGGCACCCGCTCCCGCGAGTCGGTCCAGGTGGACGCCTACCTGGGTGATGATCTCGTGCGGGCTGACCTGCGCGTGGAGTCCTGGTCCCTGACCTGGGACGCCAGCCGTGCCGTCCAGTGCTCGGGCACCATCAAGGTCATCGACGAGGACGGGACGCTCCAGCCCTGGGTGCTGGGCGACGTCCTCGGGCCGGGGGCGCGCCTGCGCCTCACCTGGATCGCCGAGGACGGCTCCCGTATCCCCCGCGCCGTCGTCGTTGTCACCAAACCGGAGCCGGAGCAATTCTGGCAGCTCACCCGCGCGGGCGGCGTGGAGCGGTGGCTGACGACCGGTGGGATCATCACCTGCGCCGTGGAGGACA